TTGTGATTGGGGAGGTACCACTTATAGTAAAGTTAAGAAGTTCGATCTCGACAAGGTTGCGGCAGAACTAGACTGGGCAGTTAATCATCGAGTGGCTTATATTTTTAGTGCTGATGCTAATTTTGGTATATTTAAAGAACGAGATGTTGAAATTGCTAAATTGATACGGACAGCGGCTGATAATTCAATTATCGAAACTGTTAATTTACAATTTGCAAAGAATAGTACAGAAATTGTTTTCGAAATTGCTAAAATCATGGGGCCATATAATCGAGGTATTACAGTTAGTGTGCAGAGTATGAATGACCTTACTTTAGAAACAATTAAACGTAAAAATCTTGAAATAAACAATATTAAATATCTATTAGAACTTAGCAAAAAGTATGACCTTAGTACTTACACCGAAGTTATATTGGGATTACCTCACGAAACAAAAGAATCATGGATAAATGGATTATCCCAACTGTTAGAATTGGGACAACACCAAAGCATTGATATCTGGTTTACACAATTACTCGAGAATTCAGAACTTGCCACAGAACAAAGTAGAAGAGAGTACGGTATTAAATCTATATTAGTTAAAGATTATATGAACTTAGACCAAACCGAAGATAGTATACCCGAATATACTGAAATTGTGTGCGAAACTAATACAATGTCTACTGAGGAAATGATTGATTGTTATATGTATACCTGGATGATCATACATTTTCATATTGCCGGGTATACACAAATTATAGCCAAATATGCCAGAAATCTTGAAAATATATCATTCAAAATATTTTACGACCAATTATTTACAGAAATACAATATAATAAATCGCTCGGCGAACATTACCAATCGTTACGAAATACTGTTACTGATTATCTAACTACAGGTACCCTAACAGGAAAACTAGCCGGCGGCCATGCATTGCATGCAGTTTCGTATAAGTTTATGTACGAAAATAGATGCACCGTAGCTAACCTTGCTGTAACTGCATTAAAAAAATTAATACCGATTGTACCATCAGATCTACTGTTACTGCAAGATTTGTTTATTATAGATATAACTACACAATATCCCCAAACCTTACAAACCAATTATAACATCGACACTGGCAGTAAGATGATAACTACCTATGTAATAACTCAACGAATTAAAGAACAAATAGAAGATTTTTATACTATACGGAGAAAAGGGTTAATAAAAAACCTATTATTAATATTATGACATTAGACCACACACAAACAATTTTTGATAATCAAACCTTAAATTATGACTTAGAAAAATATCCATTACCTGCTATAGTATTAGAAACTATTCAACAATTTTATCCAGATGCAACAACACTGGACACATTGCACGAAGTGGTGCCGGCAAATAAAATACAACAATTAATGGTTGACACCACACAGGCTTTACTTAAGAATAAATTTTATGATTACTATGATACTATGATTCAAGATCAGATAGTATCAACGCTAGGCAAGGAAGTATTAATTCAAAAGTTTGGTAATCTTAGAATCCTACCACCAAATCAAGACCAAATTGGAGCAGTATTGCTATTTCATCAAGGTCGGTGGGTGGGTAATGGGTTGGGTTTACGCACAATTTGGATGCCATTCACTGATTGCTATGAAAGTAATAGCATGCAAATGTTAGATTTAGACATTAGTAGAAAAATTACTAGAGAATCTGTTATAGAGAAATGGAGTTATGAAAAATTACAACAAGTCTGTGTAGATAACTGTTGGCCGGTTACATTACAGCCAGGGCAGGCACACTTGTTTTTACAAGAACATATACACGGTAATATCCCCAATAGGACTAATAAAACTAGAGTTAGTATCGATATAAGATTGTTAATAAAAGATGAGCAACCTCATCGTAAATGGCCAGGGGCATATTTCCGCAAATTATTCGATCGAGACTATTCCAAAACTATCCCAATCTTAGCACATGAAAAAGTATTAAATTATTGTGAATACGAAGGCGTTAAAACTAAACATATTGATCTATATTTTCAAACATTAGTAGTCAAATCCTATTGCCAAAAACGTGGATATACTTATCCGTATCAACATGGAGACAACGAAGGATTAAACTATGCGCATCTTGAGTATTTGATATCTAGCAAGAGTGCAGATCATTTATTATTGTTTAGTATTTTTAGTTTGCCAGATGATGCTGCACATCGTATAAGATTACTGACTACTGCATTAGATCTCGGTGTACGAATACATCTGTGCAATGAAGAAATGGTATTAGAATCTTATGAAGATCTTGAAAAAATAGAATATATTCGAAACTTTACAAATGATTGGTCGACTCCAGTCGAACAGCTTAGTAAAGAATTGAATAATTAATTATCAAATAGTTTGACTAGACCTAAATAATAGTGTTATACTAATATATCAGTCGCCAATATCCACTGGCTTAACATAGGAGCAATAAATGTCAGAAATTAAATATGCAGTAAGCGAACGAATTCGCAGTAACTTAAAAGCGAAGAATAAACGCTTCTGGGCAGGTGACAACGTATCTGAATATATCACTGAAGAAGATAAACAACTATTAATCAACGAAGCCACATTGGCTTTTGAAGGAGTGCTAGATGCACTACTAATTGACCGTGAAAATGATCCAAACTCAAAAGGCACAGCACGTAGACTTGCTAAGATGTACTATCATGAAATTATGGCAGGTAGATATGATCCGGCGCCAGATGCAACTGCATTTCCAAATGATAGCACGGATCGCTATGAAGGTATGCTAGTGGTACGTAGTGAACTGCGTAGTATGTGTAGTCATCATCATCAACCAGTTAAAGGTGTAGCCTATATTGGTATTATTGCTGCACAAAAACTAATTGGACTTAGTAAGTATACACGTATCGCGCAATGGTGTGCTACACGTGGCACATTACAAGAAGAATTATGTAATGATATTTCAAGAGAGATTATGAAGGCTACGGGCAGTAATGATGTTGCTGTATATATTCAAGCAACACATGGTTGCTGTGAGAATCGTGGTATTTTAGCACATAGCTCGCTCACACAAACTACAGTACTCAAAGGTGCATTTAATAATGACCCAGGTACTAAACAAGAATTCTTTGATAATGTAAAACTTCAACAACAGTTTGCACCACGATAGGGAATAGTTATGAAATGGTTAGATAATTGGATTCAGCGTTGCTACAACCGTGCTCGTGAGTGTGATGAACTTATTGAAGTTGATGATTGGGATGAACCAAAACGTAGTCGTCGTGGGCGCCTTAGTAAAGGAGGGCCTATTAGTGCTGGCACACGCAGAGTAGAGCATAACTATGATGATGACAGTGTTATTACTTTTAAAATCTACGGCGCTAATGGTGGTAAGATTGTAGAAACATCACGCTGGGATGAAAAGAAAGATAACGAAAGTATTAGACGTTATGTCATTGACGAGAACGCAGATATGGCAGAAAGTTTAAGCAAGATTGTTACTATGGAGTATATGCGATGAATAATGTTGAAAAAGTTTATTACGATGACGTACACATCAAAGAAATGATTGGTAATATCACCATGCAAATGCATCGTGGCGGTGTATGGAAACCTGATTACATTGTCGGACTAACACGTGGCGGATTAATTCCAGCAGTGTATCTAAGTCATTATCTTAATGTTCCAATGGAAACGTTAAAAGTAAGTTTGCGTGATAATGCAGATACTGAAAGTAATTGCTGGATGGCCGAAGATGCATACAATGGCAAAAACATTCTTATCGTAGATGATATCAACGACACAGGTGCTACACTAGATTGGATTATTAACGATTGGCAAAGTAGCTGTCATCCCTCTGATGCGCATTGGTCGAATGTTTGGGGTAATACTGTGAAATTTGCTGTGCTAGTTGATAATTTAAGCAGTAACTTTAGTCGTACTGTAGACTATTCAGCTAAAGAGATTAACAAAGCAGACAAGGATGTATGGATTGTTTATCCATGGGAAAGGTAGTAATATGTCTTATACGTATTATATATCTTCTTTCAGTTACTGTATCCATCCGGCAATTTACAAAGAATGGGCTACACTATACCTAAGTAACAAAATTAAAAAAATTAAAACTCCCATTGATCAAACTGAGGTGATATTAAGTTATTGGATGGAATCTGAAATGTATATCGAAGAAACTATCGAAATTATCAAATCTTATAATTTTAAAAAAATTACAATAATAGCGGACTTTAGTCAAAAATCTAAATGTGATCTAATAGATGGAATCGATGTTACTTATTTAAATATATATCCATTGATATTAAAAAATATGCAATCTCAACACCAAGAAGAACCACGGTGGAATCCATGTTTAGTTAAGGGATTATTGCTTGCAGGTGCTCACATTGTACGTACAAATCGAATAGTATTATTAAAAAAATTATATGATAAACAGCAATTACTAATAGATAAAATAATGTGGACCTGTCCGCATATTAAAAAATACTCCGAGGAGTTGACTAACATATTTTTTCCTAATATTAATCGCAGCGAAGTTGATAATTTTATTAATTATTGTGATGAACAGTCAGTATTTATACCCGGATTCTTTGTGAATAACGCTAACTACGAAGAAGCCAATGAATTTGCATCAACTCAAGAAGGCGATGCACTTGCTGACTTGTTTAAACAAACAAATTTTAGTATTGTAACGGAAAGTGAATACCTTAGTCCTGATATCGACAATAGTGAATTTTTTACAGAAAAAATCTACAGAGCAATTTATAATAAACATCCATTTATTTTAGTTGGGGCGCCAAAATGTTTATCTGCTTTAAAAGCAATGGGATTTAAAACATTTGAAAATTATTTACCAATACCAGAATATGATAATATTTTAGATCTATTTCCAAGATTAGATGCTATAGTAGATAACATTGTGGCATTTCCCGATGCCATAGCACAGTATAGTAGTAATATAAATGATGATATTGACTATAATTATGCTCTATTAAATGATAATATGAATAGAGATTTAACATTCTTGAATAATTTATGTATTAAAAAAAATCTACCCGTTGATACATTTGAGTTCTGTTTCCCTGTTAATTGGAGTGATATCAAAAAACAGATTGCAAGTGTAAAAGAATTTAATCGGCAATCTCAAGAATTAATAGCAGAAAGAATATTGACTTCAAAGTATAAAAAGTATATTGACTTTAAAATATAAAAAGTATATAATAAATTATGAAACTAAAAATCAGTGAGATATTTTATAGTGCGCAAGGCGAAGGACGTTTTATCGGCGTTCCGTCGTTATTTCTGCGTACATTTGGCTGTAACTTTACCTGCGGTGGGTTCGGTATGCCTCGCGGCGAAGTTAGTACAGAGCGCAACATAATCAAAGTTGAGCAGTATAAGACGTATAATGATTTGCCACTTGTTAATACAGGGTGCGACAGTTATGCAAGCTGGGATCCAAGGTTCAAAAGCCTGAGTCCATTGTTATCAGTAGATGAAACAGTTAAGCAAATGCTCGATGTTGTTCCCAATAACAATTGGCAACAAGCAAATGGTAATAATGTGCATTTGGTTATCACAGGTGGTGAGCCATTATTAGGCTGGCAACGTGCGTTTCCTAAATTATTAGCACATGATGATATGTTTAACTTGCTTAACTTAACATTTGAAACAAACGGCACACAGGCATTACACG